TGCCACTGGTGCAAGATCGGATTCACCCACAAGATTGTTTTCCATGGACAAAATGTAGCCGGAAGTTCCGTATGTTCCAGAATTATCACCGCTTATTATATTGATTCCGGTTATCACTATGTCGTCACTTGACACTGCCGGCATGCTGATATAATCTTTGAGTTCAATGCTCGGAGTAACGTCCAGATTCCATCCGACAAACTGCAAGCTTCCGTTGCTGTCCAGACGAGCGTTCGCGGTATCAAGCATGGCAGCCCATCCGAAAAGTTGACGATATGTCATATCTTTTGGGAGTTCATTGACAATCAGATTGCCATGTGTCATCTTCGAAAAGCCAGCTGTGATGCCAAGAGTACCGCATGCGTCCCTCACCAGACTCTCGACCGTCTGCGGAAGAACTAGTTTCGTTGAGAAAACCGCGTTGGTCTTATACATATCATCCAATGCAGCAAAACTGAGAATTTCGCCGTACTGTTCCGGTGCCGTAATCGTATATACACCTTTGTCGATAGTCTCAATAGTATCGGCATCAATCTTCATTTTGAGATACGCATGAACTTTTGCCATGTAGAAATTATAGTTTTTCCATTGGTCGGAGGTGTTGTCCAACTCCAAAGTCATGGACTTGCAGATAACGCAACCGATTGGAAAACTGCTACTTTCTGCACAATCGGAAAAGGTGCAGTTTTCGCCCATGATTTCATTTTTGACTGTTTTTACAGTTCCGTCAGGAAAGGTGATTTCCACTTCCTGCCAGACTCTTTCTCCGTCCTGTAGTTTTTGTTTGAACGCATCAGATACATTAATCAAGTGGATTCACCCCCTGCATGTTAAAAGATATTTTTGATACAAATTTTAAGTCTGGAGATATTTCTCCAATAGTTAGGCTTGCTTTTCCAACATAAAATGGGTCGGTTCTCCATGCCATGTGATAAAGCGACCAATGGTACAAATTGAAAGTTTTTCCTTTTGCGATAATTTTGAGAATTTTGTTTGCTTCTATAACTGGAACGTTTGATGCTTCATAGCTATATTGTTCAACTGTAAATAGTGGAGTCAGTAATGCTTTTCCAAACTGCGTACGGTTACTACCTTCTGAATAAGTTGTTTCAAGGTTGTAACCCATATCTTTATCTGGCTGATAGATGGAAGCCCCATTCATCTTGTATCGCTCTGTTATACTTTTTGGGATAGTTGCCATTCTTCCACCTCCTATGCCAGTTCAAACGGATTTCTTCCACTTGTGCTGCGTCTTAATTTTGCTTCATCAATAATTTCATCAAAGATTGTTCTGCGATTAATCTGAGCAATAAAACGATAATCGCCGCCACCTGTCTGCCGTCCTGCAGTTTCTTCCCGGAAAATCTTTCTGAGCAGTGCTTCCGGTGTCTCGATGTTGTTTCCTTGCTTCTGATCTCCTAACACAGCGAGAAATTCTGATCTTGGAGGAATAACAGCACCTTTTGCAAGATATGGAATAGTTGGAACTCGCGGAAATGTAGCACTGAATCCTATTGTTTTCTTACCAAATGGAGTAGGCACTTCCCACGGACCAAATGACATTGCAGATTCAATTCCACTGATCGCGCCGTTCACCGTACCGATTGCGCCATTTACGATACCGATAACTTTATTGAATATCTCTTTAACTTTGTTTTTAATACCCTCGAACGTATCAACAACCTTGTCTCTTGCACTTTTGAATTTATCAACGATTCCATCAACTATCCTCTTTACAACTTCTTTTATAGTGGACCATATAGCGCTCCACTTTTCTTTTGCACTTGATTTGATACCATTCCAAATAGAAACAATCTTTTCTGCCAAATCACTTAGTTTGGATTTTATTCCATCAACGAAAGCTATGGTTTTGTCTTTAATCCAACTCCATACCGCACCTGCAACTTCTTTTATTTTGTCCCAGTTTTTGTACAGCAATACACCAATCGCAATGCAAGCTGTTACTGCTGCTATAAAAATTCCGCCCGGTCCGACAGCTGTCGCAATGGCTTTGATTCCACCAATAATGCCGCCAGAGCCGGTCATGAGTGCAATAAGACCCTTAATGAAACTTGCTACTGTCGTTATACTTCCTGCGATTCTCGAAGCTAAGCCTGCAATCTTCGCTGCCGCAAATGCTCCGATCAGAGCTGTGCCAAATGCTTCAATGATTGATTGATGATCTGCAAAGAATCCAGCCAAATCAGACACTAGGTTAATCACTGTCGGAATTCCTGTTTCAATCAGCCATTTCAGCATTGGGAGAACAATATTGTTATAAATCCATTCAAGAACATTTCCGATAGATTCCAGAATTGGCGCAAAGGTACTGGTCAGGTTACTGATGGATTCTAGTAACGGATAAAAGTTCAAGTTCGCCGCCCATGTTGCTGTATCCTCTGCGATTTTCTCAACAAACTGCATAACCACCACAAGGGCGTCTGCAATGTTCTGTATGATCTGCGTTCCAACATTGTTCTTATTCCACGCATCCGCAAAACCGGATGCAATATTCCCGATAGTTTTAAGCACGTTCTGAGCAATCCTCAGCATGGTCGTAAGCATCGTTGTGCCTGTGCCATTTGTCCAGACCTCTACAAGGCTTTTACCTACACTTACAGCGAGCTTTTTGAGTCCATCAAGTGCGACTTTTGCTGCATTAATGGTATTCTTACCCTCTTTTTTCCATGCGTCCTGGAATGGTTTCCAGAGTTTCTTGAGCAGGTCAGCAAGTTTCTTTGCGGAATCGCTAATCTTGTCAAGTGCGGTTTCGCCTTCTGCGAGATTGCCGTAGTCCACATTACCAACTGAACTCGGAAGGCCACTGTTACCTGCTCCACCACTTCCACCAGATGAAGATGGTGTGGAAGATGAATTGCTGCCAGTAGATGTGACTTTGTGAACTTCATCAAGTGACGAAAGATAGTTTTTGGTTTCCTTATTCGCTTTTTTTGTTGCTTTTGCATTGTCGTTCGTGGCATCTGCCAGTTTCTCTGCATTATCTGCCGCCTGTCCATACTGGTCCGCTGTATCTGCGATCGCGTCTGTTCCGGCAAGACCCGCTCCACTTCCGCTCGTTTGACCGGAAGATTTCTTGCCAGTAATAAGCTCCGTGAATGACTTAAATGCGTTTGCCAGAGTCGCCAGTTTGCCGAGAAGAATATTGATTACTTTCAGAACAGGTGTAAAAATATTAATCAGCCCTTGTCCGACTGTTGCCTTGAGGGACTGCAACTGCAACTGCATCACTCGCACCTGGTTCGCCCAGCTGTCAGAAGTACGAATGAAGTCACCAGATGCGGCTGATAACTGTTCCTGCACAAAAGCAAAGCGGAGAGCAACTTTCTCCTGTTCAGTCATTGCAGATGTGGTCTTGCCGTAGCCATTTGCAAGTGCATATTGGTCAAGTGCCGACTGGGTCATTACCACGCCGAGGTCCTTGAGTGTTTCCGTTTCGCCCGTAAACACTGATTTCAGCTTAATATAAGCCAAGTCCTGACTGATGTTATAGAATGATGCTACGTCACCAGTCAACTGTGTTAGAGCCGTTGACATGTCGTAAGCCTGTGCTTCTGAGAATCCGAACGACTTAGACATTGCTCCTAACGTACCGACATACCTTTTTGCCATGGTTTCTGACAGTCCGGCTGAGGTCATGGCATTCTTTGCGAATTCGTTCACCTTATCCGACATGGTGGTAAATGTAACATCGACCACGTTCTGCACTTCTGCGAGGTCAGAGCCAAGTTCCACGCACTCTTTTCCAAACTGTACCAATTTACCAACAGCAAAAGCCCCACCAATTAACAGACCGATTTTTTTTACAGCACTTCCAAGGCCGTTAAATGACTGTTTTATAGCTGATACGCCATTTTGGACACCGGTTGTATCCATTCTGGTATCAATAATGACTGAGCCATCAGCAGCCATGCGTCCACCTCCTAACTATTTGAGGTTTAACATCTCATTCAGCGCATCTTTATACGCTTGCTCTTCTTCGCTGAGACGTGTTTTTATATCAATAATGTTCTTGTTTTCTTGATAGAATTTCTTTTCCCATTTATCAAGCTTTTCGCCCTTTGCTTTTTTCGACCGGATTCCAACGACCGTGTTGAACAGACATTCACCGGATTCCATGAAATATCCGAAGAATGTCCACCAGTGCATATACGGCACCGATCTGATTTCTTTACCAGTGACCTTGTTTACCGCCGGAACGATCATATCGCCATCCTGTTCCCAGTCCATCAAACGGGGCCTTGGGTGGTTTGGATTATCGTCTAACTGTCCGCAGTCGATGAATTCTGATGCTTTTTGACAGGCTTCAGATAAGTGTTCCGGCGGAATACTCTGCCAGTCCTCAAACAGAATCTGCAACATAACAACTGCTTTCGCCTGCTCGTCCAGTTCCGGGTCGTTCATAGCAATGAGAACGTCGATGATTGCTCGAAAATCCGTTCTAATAGAAAAATCCACCCCACTTATGTTAAGCGAGGTGGGAAGCTCATAGGCGGTCATTTTGTGTACTTCTCCGTATACTTATTGACTGCTGTCTGCATTTTCTTCTTTCTCTTTTCGATTTCTGGTGCGATTGCTTCTGCAATTTTATCCAGAACGATATAGGCGAACACCTGACCATTTCCGAACACAGTGGTTGCTGTGATCGGCTCTTTGAACAGGTCTTTTGATGCTTCATATCCGAGCAGATAGTTGATTTTGTCTTCGATCTGTTTGTTCAGTTCTGCCACTTCCTTACCAGATGTGACTTTTTGAATAGAATTTTTAAGCTGGTCAAAGTACTCTCCCAGTTCCTCCGCACGTGCTGCTACATTGATATCAGTCGGGTTAAGCTTGAAAGAAGAAAAAACTTCGTCTTCGTTGTTGGTAAACGTGAATGTAAAAATTCCATCATCAATTTTGGTATTAATTACTTTTGCCATTTAGCATATCCTCCTTGTGTATGTGCTTATTCACTGTCAGCTGTGAATGTACCGGAACTGATATCAAATTTTCCTTTTACACGTTCGCCAACATAGTTGACAGTAAATGGAATCTGATAGCCAGATGTGTCTCCACCGTAGGATGTCGGCACAACGTAGCAGTCCTGCTGATATGCTTCATACTTGCCTGCTGTGGCTTCTGTCCAGAGATGAACCTCAACTGCTTTTGTTTTGAGGTTATCGTCTTTGTATCTGTTGTCTACGATCTTCTGTAATGCTGTGAACAGATCAGATGTGGTATCTGCGTAGAACGGATCAGCGTCAGAAGAAACTTCGTAGCCGTTATGCTTGAATGTGGATTCTCCAAGAATGTTTTTAGATGTTTCAGTATCTGGATTGAGTTCTACATTGTACTCTTCCAGATCCTTTCCAAGGCGCTCATACTTCGGTGTCAGTCCTCCACAGAGAGAACCTGCATCGATATAATGAGCCATATATTTACGGTCAATCTTGCCTGTAACTGCCATAGAAATGTCCTTTCTGCCTATAACTTTTAAAAGGCTGTGTAGGTTAGCGACTATCTCCAATTGATAGCCGGTTGTTGCTTGTTATATTACTTCATAAGTGTTTTCGTAGCGTACCGATAATGGCAATAACCAGTCCTGTACGCCGTTCTCCTGTGGCTCTAAACCATAGGAATTATCACGGGTTATACGTTTTATCACTCTTCCTTGAGAAAGCTCTGGAAAAGCATTTAAGCGTGTCTCAGAGCCATTTATGATAACTGGTTCTCGACATATCCATTTACCGAGATTATCCAGGAACTTCTGAACAGATAACTTCTGCCGTTCTTTGTCAGATGCTGTTCGGTATACTACATAAAATGGGTACTGACAAATTTGGTGCATTATTCCGCAAACATCTTCTTTTTCTGAATAGACCAACGCCCCGTTGTCTGCTGAGAACGCAATTCCCGATTCTTTGCCGAGTTCCTCAAATTTGATTGTTTCATTTTCGTATAACCCTGGATACTGGTTCAGAAGTGCTTTCATGGCATCTGTCAGGATTTCATATCCAGTTGCGTCTTTTCCGATAGGTTTATCTGCCATGTCTGCCACCTCCTGCCTGTGCTTTTACCTTGCGAAGCCATGTACTGCCGTATTTTCGTTTAGCGGCATCGAACCATTCAGCTTGCGCCTGAGTATGCGGTGATTTTGTATATTGAAGATTTTCTTTTGCATTCGTTTTACCGGAGTACTGGCTCACAAGAACCTTTTCCGCATCGTGTCTTGCCCATGTGCTACCTGTCGCAGGGTCGACCATGGTTTTTCCAAAATAAAGAAAGCGTCCATAAGGAGCAGCCGCCGCACATACAAATCCAGTCCCTTGCATTGATGTACTTTTGACTCTTGTTCGGTCAATAAAATCTCCCGAAATCATTGGCATAAACTCTATCATGCTATCCATAACCATTCCATCAAGGAGATACTGGGCTTCTTGGTACTGTTTGGAAAACCTATCCATATTCAGCTTTATTTTCATATCTCCATCAACTACGGAGAATCCTTTAAAATGATGAATTTTGCTCATATTACTTACCCAGGATTTCAAAATGCGGAATCAGTGTATACGGACCGCCTACACTGGTAATCTTAAACACGTTATCCCTGTTTTCATTCATATACTGATAAAATCCGTTTCGATAATCACCATCAGTTACTGTTTCACCAGTCCACTCACCCTCCCAGAAGAATGATTCGTCCGAGAATGTGATAGTATCCTCTAGAGCGTTGTTGATCTGCTGTTTCCACTCTTTAGGCGGCACCCATGGGAGAATCTTACCGTCTCTATCAGTAATGGTTATATCGCCGTTCTGGACAATATAACGGATGTGTAACTGTGCGTTGTCAGTTGCATCTGGTCCGTACTTTTTAAGGATTGCCCCTTTGTCCGTAATGAGGTCAACACCAGATAGTACATGAGGATACCAGTACGCATTTCTTGTTGTCGGACTCTCATAATAATTGAAAATCGTCAAAGTTTTTTCGTACATGATACCCTCTCCTTAATTATTATTTCTGTACTGTCTGCTTAATAACCTGATTCACGCCGGTTGCCGACAATCCATTAAACATACCAACCGCAACTGCCGTTATATAGTCCGTTGCCGGGAAATCCGGGATAACTCCCATTCCGACCGCTCCGAGAATTCCACCAATAACCGCCATGATTACCGGAATCCATTCATCGGAGATTCTTTTTGATGCTTTACAGCCCATTCCTACGATGTAGCAAATCATAACGATTGCTACGCATGAGCCTAATGTTGAAATATCAATTATTTTTCACCTCACATTAATTTAAGTTCATTGAATACTTTAAAAATTTTCGGTGACTGAATAGCAAACCAGTCAACCGTAGTTTCGTCATGTCCGAACTGCTCTGTATGTTGCCAGTTGCACTGCAATCCGCTTTCCGACAAGAACGCATGAATAATTTCATGTCTCAACTGCTTTTTCTGTAAGGAATCAAAATCACCAACATTATTTGCGTTGTCTGTTCTGATAACAATTTCTTTTGATGTATTGTCTGTGTAGCCGTCAACATCTGCATTTTTTAATTCTTTTGGACTAATTTTGTAAACCGTCCCGAGAACATTAATATTACATTCCTGCATATAAAATTGGTACTCCTTCATCCGTCCTTACTCCCATCAGAAGCGGCAAAGCTGTCTTTAAGAGTAAGTCGTTCGTTTTCTGTACGTCTCCAGCGGCGGCATACACTGCGCTCCATTCCTTTGCACTTGCTCCGATCTGCTGTGGCGTTGCATAAGAGATGGATTCACTGCCGGATGATACAGATGTTACAATGCCTGTTGTGCTACCACCAGACCCGATTGCAGTTGACGTACCGCTCACAGCGGCATTGGTAGCATTCTTCTCAGCAAGCTCAATCTGATACATTAATTCAGCCAGTGAACAGACCGCCTTTTTAATACGTTTCTGTGAACGCTTATCAGCTGGCAGTCCGTCCACCAAATTATCAAATGTCAATGTATCAATAAAATCGCTGGCTCTGGCTGCCAGACGATCAAAGTCAGCTTCTGGCACGACATTGCCATAATAGGATTCTGTGTAAAAATCATAATCTGCATAAGCCATGCCAGTTACCTCCCACGATTATCATTTTGCTGTTACAGTCGCATGTCCGGCACTCAATGCCTTATAGGTACTGTCACACTCAACCACTGTGATTACCTGCTCTGTTGCTGCTGTAATGTCGGATTCTCCATCCCATGCGCTCCAGTTCTTCACGTTCTGTCCGTAGTCTACGGTAGTCTCAGATGATGCAACTTTGTACTTGTACACATTTCCTGCGCTTGCTTTTGCCGGAGTAACAGTCACTTTTGTATCTCCGCTCTTACTTCCTGCTGTGGAGTTTACAGTCAGAGTTCCAAGTGTCTGAGTTGCGTTGATAGTTCCGACAGCAACAGCGTCAATATATTCTGCAAAGAGGGTAAGTCCCATGATTGCGAATGATTCAGACACTGCTGTGTGGTAATTGCCCTGCGTATGGAATCCGATCAGATTTGTTTCGCCGGATACAGTATATACAAGACCTGCTCTTGCAAAATCAGATTCGTTCGGATCCACGTAGTAAAGAACGATGTTCTCAACGGGTGTGGCGATTACTGTTCCTCTCGGAATCTCGCTGTCAGATAACAGGAAGATTGTGTTGAATCCCAGGAAGTTTTTCACATACTGGAAGCCGAACTGGTTCTGAATAGAAATCTCAGCTGCTCCGATATACTCGTACACGTCCAGAATGTTCACAAATCCAACGACGCCAGTCACATTTCTGTGCATCTGCTTGAATTTGTTTTCTACACGACCCTTGGCCATTGCCAGAGCCATCTGGAAAGTAATCTCTGTAAATGTGAGGGTACCGGTTTTCAAATAATTGTAAAATCTTTCGGTAACATTGGTCTGAAGCTGGAAGAGGAATTCATCATCGGTCATCTGAACAGCGTTCTCGTAACCGTGATCTTTGATTGCTTCGATAGATACAGCCTTTGCGTATTTCTCGATAGTCATTTCTGCATAGGGTTTTTCTTTTACAACGAATTTGCTGTAAGGGATTTCCTCACCTTCACCAACATTTCCGTTCTGCAATGTACCCTCTGCATATTTTGATTTAAGAACCGCTCCGGGCGTCTTTTTGATTGGACGCATGATACCAAGGATTTCACGTAAGTGTTCCCAGTTTCTTTCGAATCTGGTAACAAAGTCAATCTCACGTGCCTTTACCTGAATATCATTAGTCATAATAAGATTAGCTTTTGCTGCCATATAAAAAAATCCTTTCTACCCATAATTGTTAAGGTATTGGGTTAGCGACTATACTCTGGCGTATAGTCGGTGTAAAAAAATCACTGGAATAACTGGATATTCTGTGCAATTGCAGCCTGCCTTTCGGATGGGTCTTTGATTGCTTCAATATCTTTTTTTGTCATGTTTCCCGGTGTCTGCTGCTGTCCAACATGAGTAGTAAACCTTGCCTGATTCTGCTGAGCCTGTTGCTGAGATTCATCCACAAAAGCGGATGCGTCAGACTGTTTCATCTGCTCAATCAGATCATTCAGTCCAAGGATCTTACCGTCTTTCAGTTTTAATCCGGCTTCTTTAATGTCTGCCATAACAGACTTCTTTGCTGCTTCACTGGAAAATTTAACATCATCGAGTGCTGCTTTAAGTGCGTCCGAAAAATCGCGGTCATAGATCTTCGCATTGAATTCCTTTTCTGCATCCTCGGCTTTCTTCTTCCATTCAGCAAGCTCTGTCTGAATGTTCGCCGGGTCGATACCGTCAAAGCCTTTTAAGGTTTCTTCTGCTGTCTCAGCACGTTCTTTCCAGTCATCGCGTTCACCTTCGACTTTCGACAGAGTTTTCGCTACTTCTTTAGCATTCTTGTAATGTTCAGAAAGTGCTTTCTTTACATCTGCCTGTTTATCCTCCGGGATTTCAATTCCAAATGATTTTAATGTGTCAATAAGTTTCTGCATATACATCCTCCTGGTCGTGTTTATTGACCTGCCGCCGCAGGTAAGTGGATTAAGCCAGTTAGACCACTGGCAGGGTAAGCGGAACTTCCAGAGTCGAACTGGAAAACTTGTATCTATAGATATTTGTCCTATAGCCGATAGGTTCCACATAACCCGGATTCCCGGGTTAGCAAGGTATTTTACGTGCTATGCCTAAACACGAGACGTTTCGGGCTACGTCAACACCGCCTATACGGTCGCGCACCTCTGCACGGGTTGAATTCCACTGTTCAGTTATATGCTCTCACAAGGAGGTATGCCGCCATGCACTAACGGCAATGGTACGTGTCGGAAATTGCATCCGCTTTTCAACCTCATGCTTCTTGTGTTAGCTAAACACTGCATTTTATATTAAGGACACGTACCCAAGAAAGGAGGAGTCAATGAAAAATGTCTATGTCAAGTGGCGGCAACCACTTACGAATCTTCCTTATGAATACATTTTACCACAGACTCTCTAAAAAGTTGTGGTACATGTTTTAGCCAATTAGAGCATATCACGGAGCTTTTCCACGTATCTTTTAACAAGATCGCGTTCTTCACGGCACTCTGCGTCCTTAGACATATCACTCATTTCTGTTGTGAGTTCGTCAAGGTGTTCTTCCAATGCGGCAAGCATCTTCCTTTTGCAGTCCTCAGATTTACCGGAACGATAACTCTGTTTCTGCATCATGTAGTCATCGTAAGCATCTCGTCCGTCAGAACGGCTGTAATGGCCTCTGACATAATGTTCACCACGTCTGGCATAAGAACTGCCCCTGTCATAATCCGGCATCATTCTACCATCATTTGTGCTGTATCTCCCCATACTGTCGCGCTTTCTTCCACGTTCGCTGTAATCGTCATTGTATCCGCCACGCATCTCATCAAGAACAGCGTTGTAATACTCTACTTTCTTGTCCCAGTACTGAGTGTTCTTGATATCTTTGTACATATCAATCAGCTTGTATGTCATTTCCAGATTTCCAGTGTTTAGCCCATTATCAGCGATTTTGGACAGTTCATCTTCAATTCTTGCGCATAAATCTTTAATATCTCTCATAACTGCACCTCCTATGCTTCTCTGGTCACGACAATGTTCGCGTTCGCAACAGAAACAGCCTGATCGCTTGTGTTCTCTACCGCGATATTAACGCAACAGCCACGAGGTACATCAATATAGATACCAGAGGACACATTGTTGTACTGATCTACTGCTGCCGGTGTGGAAATCATCTGAGAAGAAAGAACCGGCTCACCAGAAATTGCAATAGCCAGAGAGATAGCCCCGACAGTACCACCTGTTGGGATTGCGATATTGCCAGAAAAATCCACAAAAAATCTAGCCTTGCACTGGTTAGTCAGTCCTCTCAGCGTAATAATTCCGCTTCCCTCTCTGTGCTGAATGCAGTTAGAACCTTTAACTGCTGTGTTTGAAAATACTACGTTTCCATTTGCTGCTACAGTCTGAGCAGCTACATTTGTAAATTCTGCCATAATTTTTACCCCTTTCATATCACAAAAGGACAGGTCTCAGCCTGCCCCTCTGTGTAATACGGCATAAGCCGACATTCGAATCAATCGAAAGATACTCCCGATATGAAGTTATCAGCAATTACATCCAGTGTTGCATCCACATCCGTAATATGTGTTCGGGTTAGGAACCTGATATGCCGGAATCGGTGCTGGATTAATCGCATTAATGAGCTGCTGTGTCTGAGAAGCCATCGCAGTTGTGAGAAGTGCAGACTGGCGATCCTGAGAAGCGGCACGTCTGAGGTCATTGTTTTCAGCCTGCAGGTTAGAAATCTTTTCATTGCAAAGATAATCGAGAATGGCTCTTGTTCCGGCGTTCTGGCTGTCGATAATGTCTCTTGTGTTGCTATTCATGGTGTTCTGCAATGTACAGGTGTTCTGCGCCATGTTGTAGTTTACGCCCTGGATTGCTTCTCTGGTCTCACAGCAACAGTTTGCAAGCTGTGCCTGTAATGCGTTGGTATTCTGCATGTTTGCTACAGTATCAGCGTTAATAGCCTGCTGGATTCCGAAGCCAGTCTGCATGATGTTTGTGTTGATTCCGTTGAATCCGGTAAGCATGCCGTTGTTCACTGCGTAGAATCCATCACAGAGACCGTTGTTGATTCCGTCAAGCTTGCTGATTACTGCGGAGTTGTCAAATCCTCTCTGAATATCTGCCTGAGTAGCTGCTGTGGCTATATATCCACCGCCGTTGCCGTTATTGCCCCAGCCGTTGTTTCCCCATCCAAAGAAAGCAAAAATGAATAAAACAATAATCCACCAGCTACCATCTCCGCCAAACATACCGTCATTATTTCTACCGTTTCCAGTAGCAGCGGCAATATCTGCTAAGCTATAATTTCCATCCATTGTTATAATCTCCTTTATTGTGTATTTACATCAATCTGGCCAGATTGTAATGTACTATTTCATATTTTTTAGCAGATTCTGAAACTGCCCTGCCATCTGCTGAACTTGATTAAGCTGTTGCTGAGAAATCTTTCCAGATTGTAGCATCTTCTCAACTTCTGCTTTCGGGTCTCCCTTAAAATTCTGCTTAAACTGTATAAACTGCTGTATCATCTGCATTGGCCCATTTCCCTGTGACATTCCACCACCGAGGGCATTGAATAATGGATTACTCATCTGCGTTTCCTCCCTTGACTGCTGATTCCTGCACGGTATTAGCCCTAACAGGTTCAGAAAAAGAATTTAATCGGTTTATGATAGCTTCGTATTTGCCCTTTAAATCGTTATATTCCTGTCTGGTGACGTATTTACTATCCATGTTCTGAACAGGCTGTTTAGGTGGCATATGAGCGCCTACCTCGTGATACTCAAACGTCCGTAATGGCTGTGGCATACCGGACACGTCTGTGGATTTTATGTAGAACTTTTCGCTTTCACTGTCCATCAGTAAAACACTTGTCCCGGGTGCCACCAGATAGGATTTTGCACCGACTTCTCCAGACACCCACAGGATGCCATTGTTATTCTGTTGAGGTTGCTGCACTGGTTGAGCTGGCATCTGGACAGGCTGTTGCTGAAATTGGTTCATCTGCCCCGGAACGCCAAAACTATATTGATAAGGATTGTTATATAATGCCATCTCGTACACCTCCTATGACTTATTCTATGACTTTCTATGACTATTTTTACATAAAAAAAGAGCCTTAGACAGTTCGTCTAAGACCCATATAAGTATCTGAAAAGTATCAGCATACTTTAATTATTTTATTGTTCACCCTCCGGCTTAATCGTTTTGCCGTGGATATGCTCACGTTCGTTTCCTCAGCGCAGTACTCAAGAGTGTGTTCCTTACATCTCAGCCGAAACAGTTTTTCTTCGTCCGGCGTAAAATTACACTCTGTCAAGAACCTGTCTATATCTTTCTTTGTGAATACATATAACTTCATGAGCATACCCCTTATTAATGCAATTAACGTTGATTCTGCGCAAGATAATTTGTAAGCTTCTGTTTTGTTTTTTTTAATTCCTCGACGTTATTTCCGCTGATCTGACTGTCCAACATGGTTGATAACACTTCCAGAATTAATGAATCTCGTTCTGCGATTCTCCGAAGACTTTCATAATCTCGTCTGTCATGTTCTTCCAGTGTCTCTACTCGCTTATTAAGTCGAAACGCCGGAGCGATCCATTTAAAAATAGCAGCTGCTGCCCCTCCAACAATTGATATTCCTCCACAAATTGAAAGAAAAAATTGAATAAATTCCTGTATGCTCATTTAGCTACTCCTTTTCCCAGTAATATACCGGGATTTCATTACCGCTATCCCATGTATCGAAATATTTGCCGTCCTGTACCGTCACTACATGACCATCTATGCAGAGAATATATGTACCGGTCGGATGATCTGCACAAAAGTCGTTGACTGTATAGATATATCGCTCTGACTGTTCAATCAGTTTACGTCTGTACCCATGCTTATAAAGGTATGCTCCCCAAACGTAATTAGCTGATGGCATATCTGACAGAGTACACGCCTGTATCATTAATCCGGTGAATACCGTTTCCCAGTCGAACCCGGTTGCTTTGCATATTGCCCGGACAACGCAATCTCCTGTTCTCTTATCCTTAACAGGATTCGGATTGAAATATTCCCATCTGCCCATCAGTCAATCCCCTTTGCTGTTTTATATCTCTTTGCCGCTCCTCTGGCTTTTGCGGCATTCTGGCGATTCCACTTTGCTATCATGAGTCGGTCTTGTAATTCCCTCAGGTCGTTCTGCTTGCAGTAATCTTTGTATGCAGCATTTTGTTTCTGCAAAAGATAAGACTTTCGGTCAAGGTCTTGCTGGAGTGCGAATTTTGCCTTTTCATTCGGTGCATTGTCAACTCCTGCTTGCAGTCCAAGAACCTCACGCTTCGTTTTGCGGATTCTTCGCTCGTAAGTACGTTGTCGCTGTTCCTTTTCGTACTGCTTGCCTTTGTTGGCTTTGTCCTGTGCTGATAATTCTGTATAAGGATTCGGCATTCCTTCCACCCAAACTGAGAAATGATGTCTGCAATTTACTCCGCATATTCCATCAGCTTCACCATAATGACAATTTTCAATAAAATCTGGATATTGGATTGCTTTTTGTTCCAGCATTCTACGGTATTCTGGTGTATCTCGTTCCCGAAAGAACTCCGGCTTGATTTCTTTTAATTTTTCCCAGTCTATGGAAAATACCTGTCCTTGCCATACTTCATGGCTTGGGCGGCTTCCTATATGTGCCGATGTCAGTACTAAACCGTATCCCATTTCTTTCATTCTTATCAACTGGATATCAGCACACGCCTGAGCCACACCAGTTCTGACAGAACGTGCTACCGCTGTTTCAATCGTGTCTTTTCTGCCAGATGGATACGTAACAGTAACGCCATCACTCACAACATTATTAACCGCTTCTTTAATGGCTTGCGTATACCCAACTGCCCCAGTCATCACATGATTATATGCAAGGTCGCATTGCTCGATATAGAGCCTCTGAGCGGCACTTGCGGTTGTTCGTGTGAAGTTCTTCCAATCTCCTAGGCAGTGGTTCATATTCCGCTCCATAAGCCTTATCATGGCTGGGGATTGTTCAAGCGGCACAGGGATTAATCCTGCCGCCTTATATACCTTGTCATCGTAGTTCATTGCAGTGATTCCGGCATCTTCAAACGCTTCAAGAAGCTCCTGCTGTTCGCGTTTGGTATATCTGGATAGTTCTGCCAGAATGTCCTCTAGCAGTTCGCCGGATTCCTGTAGCGTTCTGATTCTCCACGCATCGGCATTGGTCAGAATATAATCCTCACCTCTGCCGATTCTTGTCATCATCCTCGACACGATCTCAGAGATGATATACTGATGCAATTCTTCTGCTATCTGTTCACTGCCCTCTGTTATCCGGCGTAAATATTCAGGACTAAGCATAGTATATCACCTCTTTCATCAAAAGTCGTGGTACATGTTTTGGATTTTTACTGGTTCACTAAATCCCTCGTCCCAAAAGTCCATGACCAGCAAGCCCTTATAAATACAGGGATTTCCCCATATCTATTGCTATCACCAGAGCCATCTGATATAGTTAACTAGATGGGAGGTGTAAGCATGGCGAACCAGAAAAAAGACGATAAGGACAAGTACGTCAAGACCACGATCAGCTTCGAGCCAGAGCAGTATAAGAAGATGATTTCTTACTGTGAACGTGAAGAACGTTCTGCATCTTGGGTTATCCGTAAGGCTCTGGCTGAGCTTCTTTGACCATTGTTCTAACCTCATTACTCTTCTTCAAAAAAACCTCTCGTTTTGTTTTCCTCTTTGGCTTCTTGTGAAATTTTTTTTGCTTCCTCTTCGGTATATCCATAAAACTTCACTAAATAACGCCAAAATGTTACATGTCCAGAATTTACATAACTGTACCACGCTATCCTGTCTTCTTCTCTGTTGTATGTAAAATCGCCAAAATCATAATTAACTATATACTGGACGTATTTCTTTTTCTTTTCGTCGTAAATCCAGTTAGAATCTGGTGCGATGCCATACAAATCTGCAAATGTATTTAAGGCATATATAGTGTCATTCAAACAACACTCTAGTTTATCCCGAACGTCCTTGATAAACTGAATTGTCCGTCGGTCGTCTGCTTCTACCTGCGTAGCCGTCACCATACCGGTTTTTTCGTTAAAAGCAAAATATCCGTTAGAGAATCCAATCTTGTACCCCAACTGGCTTAAAATGGCATTTATGCCACTTATACGGGTATCTGTGTTAAGTATCGGATTTATTTCCTGATAGAAAGACCCTGCATCATCTCCAAAAACATTCTTCACATAATCTGGAAGCCCAAATTCTTTTGATCTAAGCTTCATGGCTTGTGGTGCCATAGAGGATACAGGTGATCCGCTTGGAAGGAGTAACCTTTCATCTGCCAGAACAATCCTCTTAGAATCAAGGATTTCTTTTGCATTACGGCTGTATGCAATGTCGAGGTCCTTCAGTTCTTCGATAGCTTCGGCAAATATTGGAAGTCCAAGTGGTGTACTGATATCCACATTGTTCGCCTGTGGTGTTCGCAGTACTCCATACAGAGGGCCGTCCAGCTTCTCCCCGTTTGCTTTGAGAATCGGTGGTGTATCTGCCATGAGGTCGGCCCATTTGGTCTGTTTAAGGTCAATCTTATCACCGATGCTCTGAGGAGATTTTGATACGTAGGCTCTATTAGAAACGTAGTACGGATAGGTTGTCACGCCGTCCATTGTAGTCTCAACAAATCTATGATATTCAAGCCGTGTGTAGTATTTCCGTCCAACAGTATAGGAATCCTTAAATATAATCCCCTTTATTTCCTGATTGTCATAGCCCACAATCATCACGTCTGCCGGAGTGAATACGTCAAGGCTCTCACCGTTCGGCTTAATAAACACCGTTCCATAAGCACAGCCATATTCTACCCAGTGGCGTATCTGGAAATATACTTTATCAATCCGCTCCTGTAGCCACGTGGCCCTTGCGGAGCCGTCTATCTGAATGCCGATCGCCAATGTTGCGAGCCGAGCTGTCTCTGAGCAGACAGTTTTCGCAAAATTGATCGTCTTGATGTTATTCTTGTCATCTAGCCATTCCGGTACTCCCCTGTAGATGTTCGCGCACCGGTTAATCAGTGCTTCCATCTCCGGAAACTCCGCTGCTTGGATATTAAAATCCTCTTCGGCTTGTTTTTTGAATATCATGTTAAACCACCTTTTTAGTGTTGTTATAAGTCCCATTTAATCTACCTTTTAAAATCCATCCATCTTACAGAAGTATCTCGCACAATAATGTCTTCATATTCTACAACTTTTAAGATTTCGTTAATGTCAGATGATCCATATATTTTTAAACCGATGCTTAAGAATTTATTTATTTTATCTGAAAAGTACCTATCTAACATTTTATGCACTATGTCCTCTTCTCATCGACAATGGACTTGTCGCATATCTAAGGGAATCTATCCAGTGATCGTTACCATCTGGATAGTCTGCGATAACTTCTCCATTGCTATCTACTTCATGTTCATAATTGATAATTTCCTTGTATGCTCTAGGTGTTCGTGCCGGATCAATAACCAATGTTCGGCACTGCAACCACTCAAAAGTATATTTACGGCTACCTGGAGTGACTATTGCTCTACGAGCTGGAAGCCCCACATCTCGAAAGTCAATAATGCTTTCTTCTTCATCAACTCCGCAAGAGATTGAGTAATCATCATATCCTTTTTTCTTTATCTGGTTAGCCATTTCCTTGTTTCTTATCTTGGAGCCTCCAAGCTCGTCTAATAAAAAAACTTTTTCCTGATTAGGAACATAAGCTACACGGAGAAATGCTTTAGGATCTGGATACCACCCCCAGTCCTGCCCCTGGTAGATACTTTGAAAGCTTTGAATCTCTTCATCTGTAATTTCACGAATTTCTAATAGTTCGAAAATATTTGTTCCAAGTCCAACAGGAAGACCGAGATATTCATGGTCGTAAGCTCTCTGATTTGTTTTCTTCAGATGCTCCGCATCATCAATAAATTGTTGACCAAGCCATTCAACAGGAACCGATCTGTAATCACTCTTATGCCTGTAGCTGTCGTCTCGTGGCTCTTCTACATACACATTCGCCCAGTTGCTCCGGCTAATTGGTGGATTGAATGTCTTAAATACAACAAACTTGCTGCCACCTCGAAGGACTGACTGCTGTACTGTACGAATTTCTTCAATGCCCGAAAATTCGTCAAGTTCCTCGAACCAGAGATACTTGAAATATCCCTTGCTTGCTTTAATAGATTTAGTCTTTTTTGCCTTGTCTAGTCCTCTGAATATAATCTTCTGGCCCGTTTGCTTATATGTGTACTGCATAGGGCTTACGCTGGTATCCCACAAGTCATTAACTCCAAGTGCATCAATTCCCCATGCAATTTGCTCGTACACAGATTCTCTAAGCGTATTTCCAACTTTTCGGAATATGACTGCATTAGTTATTGATCCATTAATAGCATCTTGCATCATCTGAAAAGGGATCATGACACCCACAAAGGATGATTTAGTTGATCCACGTCCACCATACAAATCATAATAGGTGTGCTTGCCATCCAGAATGTCCCAGAACGCATTATAAAAGGCAGGAGCTATAATTTCATTCAGATTAATCGGATTTTCATTCATTCTGTTTCTCCGGCTTTGGAATATTATTCACAATCGTAATCTTTTCATCTCCAGAATCATCATTTTTCTTGTCAGCATCCCATCCCTTAAAATTATTTCTCAAGCTGAACTGAGCACCATTTGAACCGTCACGATCAAATAATCTTTCTTCTGTATACTGTTCCACTCTGGCTTTCGCGCGCGTTATCGTGTCCATGAATTCTGCTTTTCCCTGATAGTTTAAAAGGCTCTGTCGGCTATTAAAGCCAAGTGCCAAAGCAAGACCTGTAACAGTCGGAGGGCGAACGTCTACGAATATGGGTGAACCAAATTTATTAAATATTTGCTTTCCCTTACTATCAGTCAAAGGATAACCTTTGCAGTTTTCAAAATACTGTTCTATTTTATCCTCTATTTCTGCGGAACTTGTGTACATTGGCGTCATTCCCATGCTCTCACCTCCAACTGGCTATAAAACCCCATAGTAACGCTTCTGAGTATATTCTATCACAGGTCAGTAGAAAAGTTGTGGTACATGTTTGAGGAATTTTGCGTTAAAAAAAGAGCCGGTAAATACCGACTCTCTAATTTTATTCATA